GGAGATGAACACCACTCCGGTTGCCGTGACTGATGCTAACGGTAAGGCTATCGCTGGAATGAAACCGACGTCAATCATTACGATTGATTCGACAAAATTCAAGAATGCAGATAAGACTAAGCTTGAGGCTCTTGAAAAGTTGCTGTATGGCGGTGATGGGGAAGGAGAAACACCACAGCTTCCGCTTCCGGGAGTTGTTCTGACAACGCTCGGATATACAGCGCCGTCTGGAAACTAGTGCTTAAATTTGGGGTGTAGCATTTTCTACACCCCTTATTCTTTTTACTTATGAAAGGAGCAGTTATGATTAAGAAAACAGTAACTTATAAGGACTTCGATGGAAACGAAAGAACTGAGGATTTTTATTTTCATCTTACAGAGCAGGAGCTTACTGAATGGGAGCTTTCTGTAGATGGCGGTCTTTCCGGAGTCCTTACAAGAATAATCAATTCAAAAGATAACAAAAAGATTATAGAAATCTTTAAGGACCTTCTTATCAGATCATATGGAGTAAAGACTCCTGACGGAAGAGGATTTGTGAAAAACGAAGAGGTTCTTAATGATTTTAAGTATACGCAGGCTTTCAGCGATATTTACATGGAACTTGCCACAGACGACAAAGCCGCTTCGGATTTTGTTAATGGCATAATTCCTGAGAGTCTAATGAAAGACGCAAGCGAAAAGGTTGCCAAATAATGATCGATATTATCATCCCTGAATCCGAGCAATTTGACGAAAACACGATGCAGTTCGTGTATAAAAAGGAACAGAAAATCACTCTTGAACATTCTTTGATCGCAATTTCAAAATGGGAGTCAAAATTCGAGAAACCGTTCCTTTCGTCGGAGAAAACAACAACCGAAATTCTGGAGTACATTAGATGCATGACTTTGACGCAAAATGTTGACCCTGAAGTATATCTCAGACTTTCTGCAGATAATATCAAAGCCATACAAGCTTACATAGAAGCCCCGATGACGGCTACTACTTTTAAGAAAATTGAGAAAAGGGGTGGTAAGAAAGAAATCATTACCGCTGAGTTGATTTACTACTGGATGATAACTTTTAATATACCTGTTGAATTTCAAAAGTGGCATTTGAATAGGCTTTTGACACTTATCGAAGTATGCGCTCGAAAGAATGAGCCGCCGAAGAAAATGTCAAGAAGAGAAATTTCAGCTCAGCATAAAGCAATAAATGCTGCAAATAGAGCAAGATTCCATACGAAAGGATAGAAAAGATGTTTCACTTAACATCGAGGCAGGAAGGGAGCAAAACTGAGGACTTTCTTAAAAAAGCAAAAGACTTGAAAATTGAAGCGGTCCTTAATAAGTATGGAGCAATGGGTGTTCAGGCTTTAGCCTCTGCAACGCCAATCGATAGCGGAAAAACAGCGTCGAGCTGGGGCTATGAAATTGAACAAAAAGGAAAAAGTTGGTCTATTCACTGGACAAATGACAATATTAATCAGAATGTCAACATTGCTATTATCTTGCAATATGGGCATGGGACAGGTACTGGGGGCTACGTAGCGGGACAAGATTATATTAATCCTGCTATAGCTCCTATTTTTCAGGCAATCGCTGACGAGGCGTGGAAGGAGATAACACAATGAGTGAGAGTATTGATCGCCGCGTCGTAGAGATGCGATTTGACAATAAAGATTTCGAACAAAACGCCAACACCACATTAACAATCCTTGAAAAACTTAAGGAAAAGATGGCATTTAAGGGTGCGGGAAAAAATTTCGAGGCTACCTCGGGTCTGTCCTCTGCAATTGATGGTGTGAAAAACAGATTCTCTGCGCTTGAAGTGATTGGCACGACAGCACTGGTTAACCTGACGAATTCTGCAGTTAATCTTGGTAAGAATCTTGCAAAATCTCTGACAGTTGACCAAGTTAGAGCTGGTTTTTCTGAGTATGAACTCAAAATGAATTCTATCCAGACTATCATGGCCAGCAGCCATAAGGATCTTGACACGGTTAATGGGTATTTAAATGAGTTAAATACATATGCAGATAAAACAATATATTCGTTTTCGGATATGACCGCAAGTATCGGGAAGTTTACTAATGCTGGTGTAGACCTTGACTTAGCAGTTAAAGCAATACAGGGTATCAGTAACGAAGCAGCGTTGTCCGGTGCTAACGCTCAGGAAGCATCTCGAGCAATGTATAACTTTTCACAGGCCTTATCTGCAGGCTATGTAAAGCTTATTGATTGGAAGTCAATCGAGAATGCTAACATGGCGACTAAAGACTTCAAGGATGAGCTTATTAAAACGGCGGTTGAATGCGGCACATTGGAAGAGACTGCTGATGGTATGTATAAAGTACTTACCACCGGATCAGGAGGTCGAGGGTTTGATGAAGCAATAAGCGCAACAAAGAACTTCAATGATTCGTTGTCAGCCGCTTGGATGACAAATGATGTTCTTAATAAGACGCTTGCTCGATATGCCGATGAAACAACTGATATAGGTAAACGGGCTTTTGCTGCTGCTCAGGATGTCAAGACATTTTCTCAGCTTCTCGACACTGTAAAAGAAGCCATCGGCTCCGGATGGGCACAAACATTTGAGCTCTTATTTGGTAATCTCGACGAGGCAAAAGAACTCTGGACTGGTGTCAATAATGTAATTTCTGGATTTGTAGACGCAACCTCAAAAGCACGTAATGATATGCTCAAAGGATGGAAAGATTTTTCATTCTTCGGTGGTCCTGAGAGTAGTGCAATGGTAGAGAAGTACGGTCTTGCTATTGGCGGACTGAATAAAAAAACACATGAGTTGACAGCATCTCAGCGCGTTTTAACAAAAGTTGCAGATACGGGTTTTGTAAAGCTTGCCGATTGGAAGTCGATTGAAAATGCCGGAGAAGCAACCACGGAGTTCAAACAGCAATTACTCGATACCGCAGTAGAGATGGGAAATCTTGAAAAGAATGCTGATGGTACTTATAAGGTTTTAACAAAAGGTGGCAAAAATGCCAATAAAGAATTTCGTGACGGTATAAGTGCTACAAAAGGGTTTAATGGGTCTTTAAATGAGGCGTGGTTAACCAGCGAAGTTTTGTCAAAATCACTTGAGCGGTCTTCTAAAGAGCTTATCTATTTGGGCGATTCTGCGAGAGATGTGCTGATAAAGTCCATAGGAAATTTGTTCAAAGGAATTGGCAATCTTGTAAATCCTATAAAAGAGTCTTTCAAAGATGTTTTTTCACCTATAACTTCTAAGCAACTTGTTGGTCTTACGGTTAAATTCGCGGCATTTTCCGAATCATTTTCAAATACTATGAAGGTGCTCGGAAATCAATTAAAAGATCCTTTCAAAGATATCTTCAAAGCGGGAAAAGACGTAATTGATTTATTTAAAGACGCATTAAGCGGCCTGTTTGATGTTATATCTGGAGGTGGCGGCGAGTCAGCATTACATTCCGCGATAGTATTATTTGCGAATTTTATAGCGTTGCTTGCTCGCGGCATATCTGCGGTGATTGCTTTTGCAAGAGCATCTGGCGTATTTACCATCGTTCATGATCTTTTGGTTGGGCTTAACGATATTTTATTCACTGTATTTGATTCGTTACATTCTGTCGGAGATGGCTTATCGGGAGTATTTTCCGGATTATCAGAACCTTTGTCAAGGGTTAGTAAAGCTCTTAATGATATGTTTTCTGGCATAGGCGACAAGAAAGTAAAGGTTGTTGATTTTCTCGCATCTTCATTCGGGAAACTATTTTCTTTAATCGGTAAAGGCCTTTCTCATATCGACATCGGAAAGCTTGGCGGTATTCTAGCCGGCGGCGGAGTTGTTGCTGTTGGCGCAAAGATGATAAAGTTTATCGATTCTTTGTCTGAAAAGTTTGATAAATTGTTTAATATATTTGGCGCTGGTGACGACGAAGGCGGCGGAGGACCAATGGATGCCATCAAGGGCGTGTTCGAAAGTCTTAGCGATACGTTGAATCAATTTCAGACTTCTTTAAAAGTTGGTCAACTCGTTACTATTGCAATTTCGCTTGGTATATTAGCCGCCGCATGTTCGGCACTTGCTGACATTCCAGCAAAAAAACTTGCTATATCCGTAGGCGCGATTGGAGGTTTATTCACAGAGCTTGGAATTGCATCTCATTTGATGACGGGCGCAAATACTAAAGGCATTATTTCTATGTCTATCGCGGTGGTTATTCTCGCGAAAGCTGTAAAGCAAATGAGTGAGATTCAGGACATGGGAAAAGGACTTCTTGGTGTAGGAGCGATACTCGGTGAATTAACAGCGTTTTGTCTTATATTTGACAGACTTAAAATCAAGCCAAAAGCATTAAAGAAGACTGGTGAAGGTCTTATTCTCATGGCTGTGGCAATTAATCTTCTTGTTAAGCCAGTAAAAGAGCTTGGGTCTATGGATACAGGCGCGTTGATAAAAGGGCTTTTAGCGATGGCGTCAATGCTTGGCGGATTTACATTAACCGCTTTGGCATTTTCTAAAATAGAAACAAAGGGCTTGGTTAAGGCGGGTGCCGCTATGGTTGTAATGGCCGTAGCAATGCGTCTTCTTGTTAAGCCGATATCACAACTTGGCAGTATGGACATGGAGTCTCTCGCAAAAGGGCTTGGCTCGATGGGCGTTGCTCTTATTGAGATAGCAGGCTTTACCTTTATAATGGGGAAAATTGCTGCTTCGTCAGGGAACATCATGAAAGCAAGTGCTGCTCTGTTGATAATGTCGATAGGAATCAAAATCATGGCCGGCGCAATAGGTCAAATGGGAGCTGATGCCAACGCTGGTCAGGGATTAAGTGTTTTGTTCGGATCGCTTCTTATTTTAGGAGCGGCTATGGCCGCAATGCAGAACTCTTTGGCTGGTGCCGCGGCTATGATTGTTGTTGCTGGAGCCTTAGCAATAATGGCACCGTCAATAGCACTTCTGAGTTCTCTTAACTTTATGGGTGTTGTTACGGGACTGGCCGCTTTAGCAGGAACTTTAGCTGTGTTTGGCATTGGTGCCGCATTACTTACACCGGTAATTCCTATAATGATTGCCCTAGGCGCCGCAATGGCTTTACTTGGGGTCGGCGTTCTTAGTTTAGGCGCAGGATTGACACTCCTTGTTGCTGCATTTTCTATGGCTACGGAGCCGATAATAGAAGGCGCAAAATCTATAGCGGAAGCTTTTCCAATTATCGCCGAAGGCATTGGCGAAGGGATAATAGAAATTATAAAGGTTATTGGTGATAGCGCGAAAGAGATAGCAAAAACGTTCGAGAAGATTGTAAATGCAATTTTAGATGTATTTACCGATGTTATTCCGGATCTCGTA